AAAGTTTGGACGCTACTTGGCCGACATCGTAACACTCCGAAACGAAAAACTAACGGAGTGCCTGCTGTCACATAATCTCGCCAAAGTTATTCCGTGGTAGCGTGCAACGACTGTAACACAGTAAACACAGCAAACCCAGAGCCATCCTGTGTTGTAGTTGTCACGGAGGACAGACAATGGATCAGGCACAAGAGCTTGCATTTTTGCTCGCTAATCACAGTTTCGAGCGAACACCGGACGAAGCGTATACGATGGCTGTGAATTTAGCATTTCAACAATCCTGGGAAGTGGACGACGCTTTTGAATTCCTGATCGACTTATACATGCCGGCTAACGATGAATCCCGAAACGATTAAAGCAACGATGACGCCCGCTTGCTTCGCGCGTTACGTTTCAAACGGCCAGTGGAAAATGGCGAAGCACCATGCGTATATGGACCGCCTGTTGTGCAAAGCAGCAAAGCGAGAAATAAAACGCTTGATCGTAGAAATGCCGCCTCGTCATGGCAAGTCGTTGTTGGGGTCGCAGTATTTTCCGGCGTGGTGGTTGGGCACGTTCCCGAAGGACAACGTGATTTTGACATCGGCAACGGGGGATCTGGCTTTCGATTTCTCGACGAAGGCGAGGGACACGTTACAGGAGTTTGGTCACTCGGCGTTCGGTGTTCGGATTCGTGCTGACCGTTCAGCCGCCAGACGGTGGCAGTTGACCGACGGTGGCGGTTTGCGTGCCGCTGGTGTTGGAACTTCCATCGTGGGGCACGGTGCAGACTTATTCATCGTTGACGATTACCTCAAGGACGTTCAGGCGGCGTTATCAGAAACCCAGCGTAACCATATCCATGCGTGGTTCCACTCGGTGGCGACCACTAGGATGTCGCCAGACGGGGTTATCGTGATAATCGCGACGCGCTGGCACCCTGACGATTTGATTGGTCGCCTGCTCAAAGAGACAGCGGCAGGAGGTGAATACTGGGAGCGAATACGGTTCCCGGCGATTGCCGAAGATGACGACGAACTCGGGCGCCAAGCAGGCGAAGCGTTGTGGGAGGAGCGCTATCCGCTGCAATGGCTTGTGCGTCGTCGCGCGGCCTACATGGCTTCTGGCTATCCGTGGCAGTGGGAGTCGCTGTACCAACAGAATCCGCCGCAACTGCTCGATGCCGAGTGGGAGGCAAATTATTTCGCAGAATCGGTAATGTTCGACGAGTGGCCATCAGCGGACCGCATACAATGGCGACTGGTCACTCTAGACCCATCGCTCGGCAGAACCGATAAGTCAGACTATTCTGCGTTCATTATGATGATGCTCGATACAGACGGCGTGATGTGGATTGACGCCGACTTGGAACGCCGAGACGTTTCCCGAATGGTCGATGACGCCATAAACATCTGCCGAGCATTTCGAGCGAACGCATTTTGCTGCGAGGAGGTTGGGTTTCAAGCGGCGTTGGAACCGTTATTTATCGACCGATCGAGTGCGAGTGGTTTCATGATCCCCTACCATGGGATGCCGAACCCAACAAATAAACTTATGCGTATACGGTCTACACTTACGCCGTTCCTGCGCCATAACAAGTTTCGATTTAAGAGTCATTCGCCTGGGACTTCGTTGCTCCTCGAACAACTGAAGGGGTTCCCGTCGCATCGCCACGATGACGGACCGGACGCGCTCGAAATGGCCGTGCGGTTTGCCCAGAAGGTTCACCAGTATGGGCCAGAGATTGAGGTTAGCGGCACAGAAAGGGTGTTTGCGTAATGCCGACCCGCCAGCAACTTGAACGTGGCTTCGCAAAGCGTCTAGGCACGCTATCAGCTAAACACAAAAAACAGTTAATGAAACTGCTGGGCGATCCTCCCGACATCGCCAATGTGCCAGAAGAATTCTGGGCGCGAGTCGAACGCGAAACCGAACAGGAAACGGCAGTTGCATTATTAGCGATTATGCTTTCGACCGGGACATCTTTTGCCGCATCGCGTAAAAAGAAAATAACACCGACGGAACGCTTGGCATTGCGGCAGCGATTTGAACAAGCAGCAAAGGAACGCGCTCGGAAATTGTCTGGCGGAGTGATTAACAACGCGAAAAGAAGGCTGACGCGGGCATCGGCATCGTGGGCAGACCGGACCAGTCGAGGACTAGATTTGGTGGATGTGGACCAACGCACCACGTCGATCTTTGGACCGAAGCGTGCGGCGACAATTGCACGAACAGAAACCACCGGCGCTAAATTCGACGGCGAGGAAACGGTTGCGCGTGAAATCATTGGCGACGAAATGGTTGCGGCCTGGGTGCTCGGACCTTGCAGGCATTGTGAATTCTGCCCGTTGATTGCAGGCACAGGGCGCGAATTCTGGTCGCAATTTGTATCCAAGCCGCCAGCGCATGTACACTGTTGTTGCCGTGTTTTATTCGGTCCTCCAGGGACTCGCACGAAGCCGCCGCCGCCTGTGAACGCCGTTCGCAATGCCATGAAATTGTCTGGCGTGTTTGGATTTTAAGGAGCAACAAAATGAAAAAACAAATGTCCTTCATCGAGGAACGCGACGAGCTAATCGCGGAGCTTGAAATTGAAAAAGCGAAAACCGATGTCCACGTGCTGCGCAGTATGCGCGAGTCCTGGGAAACTTCCGATTGGGGTTGGGAGGACACAAGCCCGCCAGACCTCGGCGGATCAGTTCGCCCACACTATGGTGCCCGACGGTTGGTGCGCACTTCGTCTAGCATTTATGACCGATCAGACGGACGCTACCTTCCATTCTACGAAACCGAATCAGACCTTGCGCGAATACGGATTCAGTCGAGAAATCTATCGACGTTTACCAGCGTTGCAATCGGTGCGCAACAAGCGCTTGCAAACTATGTGATTGGCGGGGAGTGGCAATACACAATGGAAGCCCGCACGGATGCGACCCCGCCATCTGTCATAGAAGAAACGCAAAGGTTCATAGATGATTTCCTGGACTACAACGATTTCCTCTGCGACCTGGACCGCGAGATCCACGATTCTGTGCGCGAGGATGGCGAGGCGTTGGTGGCGTTATACCCGACGGCAAACGGAATGTGCCGCATCGTGCGCCTTGAACCCGAACAACTGGTCGAGCCAGTAAACACGCGGGCGTTGGAAGAATGGATCGGCGGTATTGATTCGGAAACGTCTTGGACGTTCGGCGTCCATACCCAGTACGATGAACGCGCCCACGTTGAAGACGTGCGGCATCCTTTGGGATACCACGTAATCCATGACGCCACCGGCGAGCGGTTTGATTATCTTCCAGCTTGGCCGTCGCCTAGTTTCGATAACGGAGATGGCCGTTGCGCCACTCATTTCAAACGCAACGTGACCGGCAACGCGAAGCGCGGAATATCGGACTTCTGGCCGCTGATTCAAGACCTGGAACGCGAGTGGAAGGTGACGCGAAATACCGCCGAGGGCGCGGCAGTTCAAGCCGCCATCGCCTACATCATCGAAAACGCTTCTGGCGTAAACCAATCGAACGTCGAAAGCAGTCTGTCGTCTAACGCCATCGGATCATATTTGCAATCACGAAGCAGCGGCAGCACCAAGACCGTTCAAGTCGAACGCTTCGACCCAGGGACGGTTGTGCGAACTGGTCGTGACCAACGACATCATGCAGGACCATTAGGATCTCTGCGGTCACCCATCTTTATTGAGGTCGCGCAATTCTTAATGAGGCGCATCGGTATTCGTTGGTCGATGCCCGAGTACATGATTAGCGGCGACGCGAGCAACGCCAACTTTGCTTCGGCGTTGGTATCGGAGGCACCGTTCGTAAAAGCTCGCCAAAACGACCAGCGATTCTTTGTCCGTTGTTTCAGGAAGCTGATGTGGAAAGCGTTGAAAATAGCGATTGACAATGGCCGGTTCTCAACGGTGTCAAATTATGGAGAGTTGCGGCGATTGGTTGACCTGAACATCGAGCCAGCCGAGGTTGCTAGTCGTGACCCACAAAAACTTGCGCAAACCAATTCCATCCTATTCGACAAAGGCATTCTCGACGGCGAGACGTGGGCATCGCAGGCAGGACTTGACCCCGAGAAGGTTGTACCTCCGCGCGGGATGGCGCCGACATTTCCAGAACCAAGCGACGAAATGGCTGAAATGTCTGCGCTTCAAGCGGCGATGGAGCACGTTGAAACCCTCGCCGAAGCCAGGAATCTTGTGAGGGACATCTGCCCTTGATCGTGACGAACGACGAACGGAAGCGTTACCGCACACAGGCATCACCACTATGCCCAGCACACGGCGTTAGGATGCTCGTTACGCACACGAAATCGAGGGTGCGGCATTACAAGTGCCCCGTGGTGAAGTGCCGGCAGAGGTCAAAGCAGGCCCGCCGTGATGCCATAATTTAGCATTCTGACCTTTTCTGTATGCGGGGGATATCGTCACGATGTCCCGTATGCCTGCAACCGCCTCGCCATCTCGTTTGACCGATACGGTGTTCTTGGAATCATCGTGCAAAGTAGACCGTGACGGCGGCTTGATTGAAGGCGTGCGGGTACTGGGGCGGCATTCTAAGAATGGCCGGAAGTATACCGACCAAGCAATGCACGACGCCGCAGCGCTCTACGAAGGACTCCGGTGTAATTACGATCACCCACCGCAGCATAACGCTCGCCAGGAACGCTTGTTTGGCGAGTTTGCGGGAATCCTTGAGGGGTGCCGATTTGACAAGCGGTTGGGTGAAGTGCGCGGCAATCTGCGCGTCGCAACTCAGCACCGCGACAGCGGCTTGCTTATGGAAGCGGCGGAAAAGTTTCCTAAAACGTTCGGTTTGTCACACAACGCAGAT